TTAATCATTTATGTTTCTCAAAATGTAGGTAAAGCATACATCAGAGCTTTAGGTGGATATGCTGCAACTGGATCAAACGGTTACCTTGCTCAAGGAACAATGTGGGCAGGTAGAGAGCAGACTTTATCTTTCGATGGCATTCGTGTTGAAATATGTAATGGACTACCTGCAAATCACATGGTATGTGCTGAAAAAAGCAATCTTTTCTTCGGAACAGGTTTAGAGTCAGATCAAAATGAAGTTCGTGTTTTAGACATGGCTGACCTTGATGGATCAGACAACATTCGAGTAATTCTCAGGTTCTTCGCTGGTGTTAATTTTGGCATCGGAGCTGATACTGTATTGTACTCATAAAATTATTAAATTAACCAAAAGGGGGATGTGGGTTTATTCCCTATCCCCTTTTTTTATACTATCAAAAAATGGCGTGTGATTTATCAACAGGAAGGGCCTTACCATGTAAGGATGTAGTAGGAGGCATAACGGCAGTCTACTTTACAAATTATGGAGACATTGGAACAGTTACTGTAAGCGCAGATGACGAGGTTTCAGATATGAGTGGAACTTTTGAAGCTTATAAGTATGATCTTAAAGGAGACTCTTCTTTTGAGCAGGCTGTAAATGTTTCTCGTGCTACTGGAACTACGTTCTATGAGCAGACACTAACACTTACCTTGACTAAGTTAAGCAAGGAAGATAACAAGCAGCTAAAATTATTAGCTTATGGCAGACCTCAAGTAGTAGTCGTTGATTACAACGGAAATGCTTTCTTGATGGGATTAGAAAACGGAGCTGATGCTTCTGCTGGAACAATCTCAACAGGAACTGCAATGGGAGATTTAAGTGGTTACACAATGACTTTAGTTGCGCAAGAGAAATTGCCTGCTAACTTCATTAGCGGTGCGACAGATGCAAACCCATACGCAGGAATGTCTAGCGCAACAGAGACGATTGTTGTAGGTACAAACTCATAATAGTTAGAATTTATTGTGTTGGTTTTAGGGGAGAGGCTTTATGCCTCTTTTCTTTTGCAATAAACTTTGGTTTTTTAGTTACTTAATTACGATGCACATATTACAAGTATCAACAGGCAATCAAAACATTATTATCATTCCACGTTCATTTCCGAATGCGGTAACTGTTAAATTGATTGATGAGTCTACAAATACAACAGCAACGCCAACAGTTACTGTTTCTTCTGCTAATGGTTTTATGACTATGACAGGAGTTTTTACTGTTGTAGATGCTAGGTTTTATGGGCTGAAAGTGTTTGATGGGAATAATTTAATTTATCGTGATAGAGTTTTTGTAACTTCACAAACGGATTATCCAAAATATACTGTCAACGAGGGTGTGTATAAAGAGGAAAATTCAAACACTAACGAATTTATAATAGTACCATGAGCGATATTAGAATAGTAAACTTATCAGGTTACACTACGCCAGTAGTAAAAGAGCAGAGAGGCGAGGATTGGATTGCCTATGGCGAGGACAATATGTACTTCAATTATTTGATTGATCGTTACAACGGATCAGCGACCAACAACGCTATAATTAATGGAATGTCAGAGCTTATTTATGGAAAAGGTATAGATGCTTCAGACAGCAACAAAAGACCTGAACAATATGCTCAAATGAAGTCATTGTTTCAGCCAAAGACAATGAGAAGAGTTTGTTCTGATTTTAAGATGATGGGCCAAGCGGCATTTCAAGTCATCTATTCTAAGGATCATTCAAGAATAACAGAGGTACACCACATACCCATTGAAAGCCTAAGAGCTGAAAAATGTAATGAAGAGGGAGATGTTGAAGGATACTACTACGCTAAAAATTGGCACGATGTAAAAATGAAAAAAGAGACTCCTATGAGGATTCCTGCTTTTGGTTTCTCTAAGGATGGTATTGAAATTCTATACATTAGACCTTATCGTGCAGGCTATCACTATTATTCTCCAGTAGACTATCAAGGAGCTTTACCATTTGCATCTGTAGAAGAAGAGATAGCAAACTATTACATCAATGTAGTTCAGAATAATTTTAGTCCATCTATGCTCATAAACTTCAATAATGGAGTTCCTGATGAGAATGCAAGGTATGAGATAGAGCAACGCATAGCGCAAAAGTTTGCAGGCACATCTAATGCTGGTCGTTTTATTTTAGCTTTCAACGACTCTAAGGAGATGGCTGCTGATGTTACTCCAGTAAGTTTATCTGATGCAGCAGACCAATATCAGTTCTTGTCAGATGAAGCATCTAAGAAGCTAATGGTAGGTCACAGGGTTACATCTCCTATGCTTTTAGGAATTAAAGATCAAACAGGGTTAGGAAACAACGCAGAAGAATTAAAGACAGCAAGTGAGCTTTTTGAGAATACTGTCATCGCTCCTATGCAAGAAACAATTCTTGATGCTTGTGATGAGATACTTGCTTATAACGAGATCGCTCTAAACCTTTATTTCATCACTTTACAGCCACTATCTTTCAAAGAGAATGTAGTTGTTGACCAAGAGACAAGAGAGCAAGAGACAGGCGTTAAATTAAGCTCAGTAGACTTGAAAAAACCTTGTCAATCAGGATATGAGCAATATGGAATGAAAATAAAAAATGGCAAGAAAGTTCCTAATTGCATTCCAATCAACAATAGCGAAGATGTTAAGCTAAAAGAGATTGATGGTCAAAAGGTTTATAACACAAAGGAAGAAGCAGAAGCTGCTGCATCTGCAAAAGGATGTCAGGGATATCATGAACACGAAGAGGATGGTGTTATTTTCTATATGCCTTGTTATAGTCACGATGATATTAAAGCATTAAATGATGATGAATATGGTAAAATCTATGAATCTTTAAGTGAGCTTGGTGAAGATATAGATTTAAACGAGTGGGAGCTTATTGAGGAGTCTCCTGTTGATTACGAACATGAAGCTGCAATCGATAAGATGTATAGTTTTGCATCTACAGGCACAGCTCGACCAAACGCTAAGAGTGTACAGGATGGAATCACTCCTGATGGCAGACCATACAAAGTGAGATATCAATATACTGGAGGGCTTCAAGAAAACACAAGAGATTTCTGTCGTATGATGGTCAATGCTAAGAAGATATATCGTAAGGAAGATATTGTCTCAATGAATAGTGTTCAGCTTAACTATGGATGGGCAGAAAAAGGCAAGCAGTCAGAAGGCTACTCAATATGGTTCTACAAAGGCGGAGGGGCTTGTCATCATTGGTGGATGAGGCAAGTTTATATGGGTAAAGAAGGCGCAAAGAATGTAGATGCTAAAAGTCCAAAAGCAGAAGTAGGAGTTAATAAGGCAAAAAGAGAGGGAGCTAAAATTGTTACAAATGATCCTAAAGTAGCAAAAAGGCCAATCGATATGCCAAATGAAGGATTTGTAAACCCAAGATAAACTATGGCAACAGCATTATTTATATCAAGAGAAGATTTAGTACGAAACACGCTGATTTCAGGGAACTTAGATGTTGATCGTTTTATACAGTTCATAAACATCGCTCAAGTCATTCACGTTCAGAACTTTACAGGAACAAAGCTGTATGATGCAATCAGTAATATGATTATCAATAACACACTTACTGTGGCTGACAATCCTAATTACCTAAAATTAGTTACTGATTTTTTGCAACCCATGCTCATTCAGTATGCAATGGTGGAATATCTTCCTTTTGCAGCTTACACAGTAGGCAATGGAGGCGTTTACAAGCATACTTCAGAAACATCTGTAAGTGTTGACAAGTTAGAAGTAGATTATTTAATTGAAAAATCTCGCAAGTTAGCAGAGTATTACACAGAGAGATTTACAGATTATATGATTTACAATCAAAATCTTTTTCCTGAATATACAACTAACAATCAAAGCGATGTCTACCCTGACTACACAGTACAAAACACAGGTTGGAACTTGTAAGAAGACTTACAGGCCAAAACTAGAAAATCAAAATAAATTAAAAACATTCTTAAACAAAAAGAAAAAATGAGTTTTATAGAAATTTTTAAAGACAACAACGACTGGAATGAGAAAACAATTATTGGAGCTTGCAGTTTTGTCGTTTTAGTATTATTTGCAGGTATTGATCTTGCAACAGGAATATATGGCAAAGAATTAGTTGTTAGCGATACAATTCTGCAATCTTTTATGATTTTAACTTTAGGATCGTTTGGAATTGCTTCAGCAGAAAACATTTTTCCATCTAACAAAAAACCCTGCGACTGTAAAAAATGAAAGACAAAGCTCAAACTGAAGGTAAACTAGACAACATCATTGATAGCGTAACAAAAAGAAACTTAACTATTTTAGGTGAAGAGACTACGCTTGGTCTAACTATTAAAAGTTTGGTTACCATTGCAATAGTTGTTGCCTCGTTTGTTGGTTTATATTATCGTTTAGATGCACAAATTCAAGAAGCTAAAGAGCTTCCTGTTCAAACCATTTCTCGAACAGAATTTGAATTAAAAGATGAGCTGGTAAGAGAATCTGTAATTGACACAAAGGAAAAAATAGAAGTTGTCAAAAAAGAGATACATGATATAAAATTGCAGATGAATAGGATTGAGGATCGTTTGTATGAAATTAAAGTTTCAAGATGAGACAGTTTCTGTCTATTCTATTGATTTCATTTGGGTTTACTTTTCAGACCACAAATAAAGATTTAGAAAAAGACTTAAACAAGGATTTGTTGATTGTAGAGTACAATGCTCCTTTTAATTTAAAAAACGCTTACAAAGGCTTTGATTTATTATCAGGAGTAAGCAAAAACAGAGTTTGCATTGAAACGAGTCCTGAGCAAAGGAAAATGATGGCAATTAAAAATGTACCTACGTTAATTCTATTCTTAAACAATAAAGAAGTCAGTCGGTGGACAGCAGGACTAGATATGCAAATACACACATCAACACAAGACATTCAGAGCGTAATTAATAAATACTAAATAAATGAAGCTATCTAAGAACTTTTCTTTAGCTGAGATGACTCGTAGTGCCACAGCAAAGTCGATAGGTCTTGACAACACGCCTAATGAGGCTCAAATAGAATTTTTAGTTGAGCTATGTGAGAAGGTATTGCAACCTGTACGCAATGAGTTTGGGCCTGTAATAATTAACTCAGGGTATAGAAGTCCAAAATTAAATGCTGCAATCGGTGGTAGCTCATCAACCTCTCAGCATTGTTGCTTAAATGGCGCAGCAGCAGATATTTATTTTAAAGAAGATAGGTCAAAAGTTTTTCATTGGATTAAAGAAAATTTGATATTTGACCAATTAATTTGGGAATTTGGTGACGAAAATGAGTCACTTGATAGTGATGGGCCAGCATGGATTCATGTTTCCTACAATTATGGTAAAAATAGAAATCAAATTTTAAAAGCAGTAAAACGAAATGGCAGAACAAAATACCTCAACTTTTGAAGATTTTATAAATGAATTGGAAAATAAAACTAGAAACACAAGTTGCAACATTGATAATCCTGATGATTGTGACTCTTGTGGTAGTTAGTGGGTGCGGTATTGCTCAACATACCCAGCAGAGTGTAACTGTACAGGACACAGTTGTAATCACAAAGGAAAGAACTCTTCACGACACGCTAACAGTCCAAAAGGACACAATAATTTACCAAGACAGGGTAAAGGTAGAAGTAAAGTGGCTAGAAGGTGAAAGGGTTTTTGTTAATGCAGAATGCCCAACAGATACTGTAAGAGTAGAAAAAATAAAGATTGTCAACCAAAAAATAGTGGAAAAAAGACGAGGTTGGGAATTTTATACTGGACTAGGTATTTCAATACTATTTCTTTTGGTCATAGTTAAGGAAGTTGTAGGAAAGGTCTTTTAAGACTATTTTAAAGCATTCTAATGGCATATTGTCCTACGTGTGGTATGTTTGTATGGTTGACATAAATTAAATGCCTTAGATGAAAGAAAAATGCCTTAAAGACATTATTGCTTTTTTTTTAAGTTTATTTGGTAGTGTAAAAATTAATTAATATTTTTTACTAATTAGTTAGTATTATTATTACTAATATTAGTTATTATTAGTTATTATTATTAGTTAATTAGTTAATAATTAGTAGTTAGTAGTTATTTATGAAAGAAGAATGGTATTTTTTATATTGGGATGAATTACCTAGTTTTGTAGTAAATGAGAAAAACTCCGAAATACTACGTTGGAAAATATAAGAAAATTGAAGCGTTTGACGTTGTCCTAGATTTTCAAGAAAATAACTATAATTTAGGAACTGCGATTACTTACTTGTTAAGAGCAGGAAATAAGTCAAATAATCCAATGACTCAAGACATCCAAAAAGCAATAGCGCATTTGGAAAAAGAACTGGAACATCAACAATCTAAAAATAAAAATCACTTTGAATACTTCAAGAGTCACCACGCTTCAGCAACTAAAACAGACAGACAAGATGGAATGGCAATATTATACGAACAAAGCGAAGAGGAGAAAAATTGATTTTTTATTAAAGGAAGCTGCATTGACATTTGCTAACTGTGCAAACAATAGTAAAGCAAGGATTGATGCTAAAAAGAAAGAGCAAGAAATATTATCTAAAATCAATAAAATTGATCCCCACTTTGCCGAATCATGCGGTTATCGAAATTGAAGTTGGAAAGGTAACTTCACTAAATATGTTCTATGCTTCTAAGCATTGGATAGTGCGTAAGAAAGCAAAAGATAAGTTTTCTGCGGAGATACTTGAGCAACTCAACAAGTACGATAAAATCACATTTAAATCAATTACAGTCAAGGTAGAAACGAATTTAAGGTATGACATAGACAACTGCATAATGGTTGCTAAGTTTGCTTTAGATGCTTTCAAAGACTGGGGAGGTATTCCTGATGATACAAAAGAGTTTGTTCCTAAGTTAACTATGGAGTACAATCCTAATCTTGAAAAAAATACATCAAAAGTTTTTTACAGAGGACTTGTTTCATAAAAATTTTATGACTACTATTGTAGTGTTCAATCATAAAATTAATTCAAATGACATTATCACACGAGGGCAAAGATGCCTTAATAGAATACCAACAGGCAAGAATTGTTGCGCTAAGAAAGCGTAATACATTTCTTGAAAAGTTGCATCTAAAAAACCCAAAGAAGTTGCATGATGAAAAATCCAAAGAGGATGAGCAACAATTAAATTACATATATACTAAATATTAAAACACAATGGCAAAAATTATAAGTATAGCTGATACAGGAGAGATGTGGAAAGAGTTCCATATTTTGAATGTTCAATTTGATGATGGCGGTGGAGGAAAGGCTTTAGCAAAGTCCACAACGCCTTACTACAAAGTAGGAGACGAAGTAGAATACACGAAAAAAAGCGGTGGTGGTATTAGGATACAGAAAGACCAAACACCATATCAAAACTCAAATACTAGTTCTAATAGTTCAGGATCAGGTAATGACAAGTCTGAACAGATTGCACGAGCTGTTGTATTTAAAGGAGCAGTTGATTTGGTAGCTTCCAGCAAGTTAGATATTAAAAACATTTCTGACTTTGTTGATAAGTACCTTCCTGTATTAACTGGAGAGGTCAAGGTCAACACCTACAAAGACCACTTCGAGTCTGAAGGTTCTGCCGACAATTTACCATTTTAAATAAAGCCCTACTTCGGTAGGGTTTTTTTCTTTTCTTTACATTTACTATGCCAACACATCCTGCACTTGCAAAAAGTGGAGAGGTATTCGACTATCTCCAAAAAGCCAAAAAAGGTTTGATTCCTGAATCATCAAAATTCGGTCATGCTGAAATTGATGACTATTTGAGATTCAAGCGAGGTGAATTTGTAATATGTACAGGTCATGCTAATGTTGGAAAGACTCACACAATGATTTATCTGATGTTAATGCACACTCAAAACAACGGAACAAAGTGGTTGATTTACTCTTCAGAGAACGATGTAAAAACATTACAGAGAAAGCTACTAGAATTTTTATGTGGTAAGCAAATTAAATACATTGATGACTCGGAGTTTGCAAGGCACTATGATTACATACAAGGGCATTTCCAGTTTATTGATCCTGACAAACTATATGATGTTTTTGATTTGTTGGAAACAATGCAAGAGATATATGACGAATGGCCATTTGAAGGCTCTATGATTGATCCATATAACTCAATGACTATAAATCAAAAGAAGT